GCTGCACCTTGTGATCCGAACACACAGCGTGGATCCGAGAATCCGAAGCTGTAACGCTCACGCGCCTTGAAGCGCATGTTGCCTGTGTCGAAATCTGCTTCCATGTTTGTAGAAAGCGGAGTGCGCTCGAAGTGGACAAAGCCACGAGGAGCATCAGTCAGAACGAAGAACGCATCTGGATCTGTCAGGAAGTCGTTAACGGCATAGCCGCTAGGCAACATTCCCATTGAACGCAATGCGTTGACATCGTTGTCTGCTGTACCAACACGAAGGTTAGACACCATTAAACGCTCTGCTACGAACTGAAGCTGACGTGGAATGATCAACTTAGTCCCGCGAAGAGCAACCTTGAGTCCACGCTCATCAACAAAACCAGCGACGTTGATTAAAGAATCTTCAAGAGAAGTCTCGTTCAAGTCCGCTTGTGTTGTGAATGTGTTAGCAAGTGTGCCGCCGTTTACGAGTGGGTGATCGGTTGCACAAAGTGCCTTGCCGTCGCCCCCTGCATTAGCGCCGCCAGAGAATGCGTTGTTAAGAACATCCGCAGCCTTGACTTGCTTTGTGTGAGCCATTGAACGAGCAAGAGCACGAGTGTAGCGAGAACCAAGACGATCATACAGATTGTCTTCAATCGCTTCTTCAGTGATCGAGAATGCAAGTGCAATAGTCTCGTGGTTGTAACGCGCTGTGTATGCTTCTTGTGCATCATCAAAGCTGACGTTAGAGCCTTCAGACTTTGTTGGTGCTGTGCCGAAGCCAGACAACATTACTTCTTCTTCAAACGCACGGTCAGAAGATTCAGTAGTGTAGATCTCAGCGTGTTGATTTTCGTATCGGGAATACTCCATGCCGAAGAGGGCATTGAGTCCCGGTTCTAACTCTTTAGCGAGTTGAGCGCGAGAAATAGCCATGATTTAGCCCCCTTATACGCCAAGTACACTAACAGTACCCTGAACGATAGAACCGTTCGGAGCATTGAAGTGGTTGTTGATACGAACAATCAGCGGGATACCTGCGACTGTAAAGTCGGAGTTTTCTGCCTGATCCATAACGCCAACAATACGGAGAGCATGAGCTGCCGTTGTAGCGATTGTGTCCAGGTCCGCTGTTGCAGACGAAAGACCAGTTGTATCGTCACCTGAGTTACCGTTAGCCAACTGAATGTTTGCGAAGACCGCAGCGCGGACTTCTGCTTCAGTATTTGCCGCCGCAACTACGTTAGATGTAGCGATAGTGAACAACTGATTTGGGTTGTCATAAACAAAGGCTTTGACTGGATAGTTAGAATCCGCGCCAGAGCCAGGCCAGTAGTTAGAGAACACTGTTTCACCAGTTGTCGAGCTAACGTATTCACATCCGTTAAACACGCCCAAGATAGACACAGTACCACCCGCTGCTGCTTGGAGGTCATCAATGACCCCGTCTGCTGTAGGGATGACTGCCATGCCCTTATAAATCTTGTTTGTGTTTGTCGAAGCGATACGATACTCGGTCAAACCAGTGGAGTTAGGTGCTGAACCTAAAATACCATACGGACGTAGTCCGAAGGCTCCATTTGAATTTGCCATGAGATTTTACCTCGTAAAATTACTCCGAGTCGCTAGTGCGACCACCAAAACTTACCCGACTTTGTCGGTTTGCCGACATCGGCATTGAAGGATGTTGTTCCTTCATCATGTCTTGATCAACAGCAGTCATTTGTTCGCGGGTCCGGGTCCCGTAATACTCGGCTCTTTCTTGTGCTGTTTCAGCAGGAATCCGGCAAAGCATTAAGCCTCCCTGACCAATGACTCCTGCATGTTTACCCTCGTCAATGACGGGGTATTGATATTCCGGGTATTCTTCTGCCCGGACCGGCTCCCAGCCTTCACGAAGACGGCTGTGAACATTCATGGAATCGTCTTCATTACGGATAGATGTCCGAATCCAACGATGCACATAACCCTCTGGAGGGTTAGGGGCTTCCAACCGACTTGGTGGTGCCCAAGGTTTTCTGCGCTCTTCTGTTGAGCGTGTAGTTGCTGCGCGTGGTTTGCGTGTATTTTGTTCATTCATAACAGTTCTCCTTAGTCCTTAACATACTTCGCGTATTCTTCTAGCGGAACATTAAGCTTCTTAGCCATTGCCACTTGAGAAGGACTGAGCTTGACTGTTCTGCGCCCTGATGGTC